ATCGCGAAGTTGCCGGAAGGCCAAGCCGCGCGGGCTCTCTTCGAGCTTGAGCGGCAATTTTCCGGTACACAGCCTAAGACTGAGACCCCTCCTGCGAAACCAGTAATCCAGTCCAGAGCTCCCAAGCCTACTTCGGAAATCGCCGGTGCTTCGAGCACGACGACCGATGAGGCCGAGTTGGCTTTGGAGCGTCAAGATTTCGCGGCATACGAGCGCATCATGAACGGGCGCCAGATCGCGAAGATGAAGGGGTAGGCTTAGAGGCCGGTTGCCCCTTGAGAGAGGGACAACATGGCAAACAGCTTTCAGGTAGTTGACTGGGTGACGATGGAGGCGCTGCGCGTTCTGAAGAACACGCTGGCGGTCGCCCGCTGTTTCAATACCGACTACAACAAGGACTTCCGTAAGCCCTTTGCGGTCGGTGACACCGTGCGGATTAAACTCCCGCAGCGCTTCACGATCCGGGACGGCTTGGGCTACAACGCGCAGGCGATCAACCGGATCTACACTACCGTAACCTGCGATCAGGTTTTCGGTGTGGACTTCGAAATGGACTCGGTTGAGGCCGCTCTGAAGGCCGAGCGCGGTAAGGACGCGATTCGCGCCGATTACATCGTTCCGGTAATGAACCAGATCGCGCAGGAAATCGACTCCCGCGCCACGTTGTTCGCATATCAACATACGCCGAACATTGTGGGTTTGCTGGGCACCAACCCCACGGCCATGTCGACCTATAACGAGGCGCGTGCCGAACTGGCGCGCAACGCTTGTCCTCCCGGCGACAAGACTATGATTATCTCGCCGGGGATGCAGGTGTCGATCTCCAGCGCCGTGGCGTCCGTGTTCAACCCGACCGATGTTGTCTCCGATGTCTTCCGGCAGGGCGTATTGGGTAAGGGCGCCGGGTTCTCCAAATGGTTCGAGAGCATGTCGCTCTACGACCATACCGCAGGAACTACAACCACTCCCGAAGTTGACGGAGCCGGACAGTCGGGCGCATCGCTGCTGATTAGCTGTGTTACCGGCAACACTTTCAACCAAGGCGACGTGTTCCAGATCGAAGCCGTCTATAACGTCAACCCCGTAACGCGCCGCTCGACCGGCATCCTCAAGCGCTTCACGGTCACTCAGGCCACCGTTGGCGCTGCGAGTGCGGCCACGCTCTCAATTTATCCGGCTATCGTCGGACCGGGCTCGCAGTACCAGAACGTGGACAGCCTGCCGGCCAACGACGCGGATCTGACGTTCTTCCCGGATACCAGCTCACCCAACGGCAAGCACGGTATTCAGGGCTTGGCTCTGCACCGTGACGCCTTCGCTCTGGTGGCTGTGCCGCTCGAAGTTCCGCAAGCGGTCGAGCAGTCCTCGCAAGCGCGCGATCCCGAGACCGGCATTGCGATCCGGTACGTCAAGATGTTCGACCCGATCCAATCCCGGATGGTAAACCGGTTCGACGTGCTGATGGGCTTTGGCGTCCTCTACGCCGAGAACTGTGCGGTTCGCGTGCAATCGCTGACCTAAAGGCGAAACGAGACAGAGACAAGAGACCAAAGGAGATTATGAAAATGAAAACTCGAATCGCAAAGATCGCTTCTTTCATGCTGGCGCTTGCATTTGTCCTCTACGGGCAAGTGCAGGCCCCCACGTTCACCACTACCAGCCTGTCGGCCGCCATCACCGCCGGCCAGAACGTCATCACGGTGGCATCGGCTACCGGCTTCACGGCGCGGACAACCATTCTCTCGGTCGATAACGAGTTGATGGGCGTCCAGGCCGTTAGTGGGCTGAACATTACCGTGAGCCGCGGAGTCTCTGGTACCAGGGCGACACGGCACGGAAACGGCCGGGCGGTAAAAGTAGGAGCCCCCGTCAACTTCCAATCGTGTCAAGGCGGCTCCGGCCTGGGCCAGTGCGGGTGGCTGTTCACTAACCAACTCGCGAGTGGTCCGGGAAGCTTTGAAACTTACCCAGCCACGGTCGCAACTGCTACGACGGTGACGCTGACAGCGGGTCAGGTTCTCGGAGGCTTGATCTTGGAAGATCCGGCCGGTGGCGCGGTGACAGCAACGCTTCCTACGGCTGTCCTGATGATCCAAGCCGTACCCGGCGCAACCGTCGGTACCTCGTTTTACTTCACGGTTCGCAATACAGCGGACGCGTCGGAGACCATCACGGTAGCGGGCGGGACTGGTGGCACCATCTCTGGCACTGCCACGATTGCGCAGTCGAACTCCAAGCTGTTCTTATTCCGCTTCACGGCCGTGGACTCGGGCAACGAAGCCTACACGGTCTACAGCGTAGGCACCTTCGTCCACTAAGGTTCGGGGCCCAGCGGCGCGTTCGGAACCTGGGCGCGCCGTTCTTTTTCTGCTATCCTTCCTTGAAAGGAGAGTGAAGCGATGGAAATGTTCAAGGACAATCCGTACCCCCGGATGCTGTTCGGCGAAGGCGGCAAGCAACTTCAGGTCAACAATGTTGGTGAGTTGAACACCGCACTGGCCGACGGTTGGCGCGAGCAGTACACCTATCAGGACTACCCAAAGATGGTGTGTGGGGCGGATGGCGTGAAAGTTCGCTGCAACAATGCCGCCGAGGAATCCGCCGTGATCGGCGGGGAACCCGAAGCAAAGCCCGAAGCAAACCCGGAAGGCAGAGGCAGAGGCAGAGGCAGAGGCAGATAGGCCGAGGAGTAGGAATTGGTCGTACCAGTCACCGAAGTCATCACCAGCGCGTTGCGGCTGTGCGGGCAGATGGGCGCCCCCGGCCGCGCGTATTCGACTGACCAAGCGACCGAAATACTGCAGCGGTTGAACAAGATGATCGACTCCTGGAATGTGTTCCGAGCGAACATCTTTCAGATCCGGATTGAAGAATTCGTTCTCGTTCCGGCTCAGGTCACCTACACCCTGGGGCCGTCTGGGGATTTCAACACCACGCGGCCGGCCGGCATTCTTCGGGCAAACATCATTTTGGTGGGGTCGACACCGCGGGTTCGGGTACCCCTTGAAATTCTGGAAGTCGATCAGTGGGCTAGCGTGCCCGTTCCGGCGCTGTCGGTCTCGCTTCCGATCAAGCTGTACATCGACAACGATTACCCGCTGCGGAAGCTGTATTTCTGGGGGTACTCGGACACGGCCAACCGTGTCGAACTGTTCATGACGAAGCAACTCCCGGCGACACTGATCATTTCCGATTCCATTTCCCTGCCGGATGGCTACCAGGACGCCATCGAGTACTCGCTTGCGGAGCGCATTGCACCGCTGTACTGGCAAAAAACCAACGCGCTGCTGGCTGAAGTGAAGGACGAGGCCCGAAAGGCTCGGGGCCGGTTGCAGTCCGCGAATTCTGTATCGTTTCGCTACCAGAACGATGCTACGCGCGTAGTCAAAACTGGACAGCCGCAACCGTATTTCAATTATTTGACAGGTGGTTTGAGGTAAAAAGGAGAATATCATGCCGACTGCCGTACCCCTAGGGTGTTTCACACCGGATGCACTCAATCTGCTCGCTCGACTTGCTCCGGGGACTGCCGTACAGACCATGACTTCGGAAAGTCCGGGCTTCTTCCGCCACAACGGCATGCTGAAGTTCTTCAACCGGCCTACGACCGACGCTTTTTGCGTTCAAGCGAAATCGGAATTCACCGGAGCGGCAGCTGGACATGCGCTGATCGAAGCGACGTGCGACTGGAAAGCAGCCGGAACGACAGGCGGCGGCGTCCGTGGCCTTCAGGGCGTGGCGCGTCTCGCGGCCACTTTCACCATGACCGCTGGGTCCATCATTGGAACATACGGGCAGGTCGCCAACAACGGCACTATCAATGGCTCCGGATCGTTCATGGCCGCCCTGTACGGCCTGATCGAAGACGGCGGAACCTACACGGCTGTCGGTCACGTCGCGGCTCTGTGGCTCGACTCCCATCTCGCAAAGACGGTCTCCGCGGGCCAAGTCTCAATGGCCTACATCACCAACAACGGGACCACGCACTTCAATCAGGTGTTCTACATCTATGGCGGTAACGGCATCGACGCTCTGTTTGCCTTCGACACCTGTGGGACCATGATCGTCAAAACACCCGGCACGTACTCTACGGCGGACGGGTATATTTCCATTCTTGTGGATGGGGATGTCATGCGCATCCCGTACTTCGCCGGAACCGACTAAATGAACAGCCCCACTCCAATCCGTCCGGAGGGCGTGCCGCTCAGGGTAATCGAGCGCCTTCACCTGCTCAACGTGCTGCCGCCACAAGGCGATCTGGTGACCATGCGGATCGTGGCTGAATTGCGTTCGCTCTTGGGGTTTTCGGAAGAAGAAGT